GGGTGGATGCCGTGGCGGTCTGCAAGGTTGCGGGCGATCTGGCGAGCGTTAGGGTACCAATTAATCCCGTCTTGCTCCTCAACTAGAGAGGCTAGTTGATAGATGGCCTTGATGTTGTCGATGTTGTTGCGAGCCATGGTGCTTGAACTCTCGTGGTGATGTAATGATGCCCCTATCAATATAAGGGGCAATATCTGGCCAGGGGTTTGCACCCCGGCACCCGCTTTAACGGATCAGACGAAGTTAGCGTTGACCTCAGTGGTGAGGACCATTACGCTTTCCTGGTTAGCGGCTTCCTTGTAAGCCCTAGCCATCTCGTAGATGGCGTCGCTGGCCTTACCGGTATCGATGAGGACCTCGATAACCGTGGTTGGCTCAGTGATGGTGTGAGTCCCATTGAAATGGGCCCATTGGCCTGTGGCCTCGATGACCGTATGGCCTAGTGGGAAGAACTGAGCAGCCAAGCGGCGGGCTGTCTTGCCGTTGCGCTCGAGGTCGAGCTCGTTGAAGCAGCCATCCTGAGGACGTTGGCCACAGTAGATACGGAACAGTTTCATGGTGATGATGACCTCAGAAGTGTTGTTCGTTGTTTTCCTGGGCGATGCTGACCCAGCGATAGAGCTCTTCTCGAGCCTTATCAGCCAGCCAGCCATCCTCCTTAGCATCCCAGAGCAAGGCGTTAGCCTGGCAGATGTGGATGCGGTTTTCGGGGTGGCTTAAGTAAGCCCTGACTCGTTCCCTGGTGGTTGCTTTCATGGCGGTTAAACTCTCGTGGTTGGAAGGACTGACTCAATGCCAGTCAATGAGATGAGCTGGTTTCGAACCACAGCCATTCCTGTCTAGGAGCTGACCCATCTCAAGCCTTCACTTCACACGCTTCTAGCTTCGAAGCGGGAGAGAGGATTTATCGGTTCCTCTCTGGCACCATTCTTATTCAGCCCTTCAGAGTCAGGCTGTCCGTTCACTCGCCATTTCTTTAAGCGAGGAGGTCCGGACCTGTTCTTCAGGAGTCGGGAGGAAGAGGAAGGGTTGTCGAGGTCCCGTCTTTCCTTAACTTCAAGGTAACCGAGCGGTTGGACCTTGGTCAACCTCTCAGCCTTAAAGTTAGCTGAGAGATCTAGGAAGGAGGTTTGAAGGTGGCGTTCCCTCGCCTCGTCTTCCATGTCCTTAAGGTAGTCGCTGATCAGCCCGACCTGCATCAGTACAAATACTCATTGTGGTGCTGATCCCTCAGCTTTAAGTAGTCCTACCTATAGTGCAGCACGTATGACTCTGTCTCCAGCACCTCAGTCCCTGGGGCTGCAATGGTGCGCTTGAAGCTGATCACAGCACCATTGGCTGTCTTGCCCCGCCATATGACGTGCTTGTGGCTGCCTCTAGGTGTCTTGTAGTGGATGGTCCACATCTCGACGCTCTTACTCCCACCATCGTGGGCGCTTGCTTGCTTCCTCTTGCTTTTGGTACTCATCACACCTCCTATTGATTGTGTCTGCTGTAGAAGGCTCTAGAAGGCCTTCCCTCACCTGCTGGGCTAGTTCGTACCTAACCTCATCGCAAAGCACCTTGTTGGGGCTTACAGCGGCCTCTGAGCGTACGTATGCGATTGTGATCACTGTCAGCAGTGCTATGGCCAGGATCACTCTCGTGATGGTCATGATTCTGCGTCCCATTGAATGATGGACTGCTCTCGTCTGACTGACTCATCAAGGATCCACTCCTCCTCGATGGCCATGATGCTGTCGATGGCTGTGTCTTGCTCTTGAGTTAGTGCTGCTGTCTCGAAGTATTCACCATCATCAGGTAGGCAGGCTGCTAGCTGTTCCCTTCTGGCCACCATCTCCTCAAGGGATCGGCGGATGTTGTCTGCGTAGATCTGTTGTTTGATGTGATTAGGTTGGTGCTGTTGATAAGGATTCGTATCGGTCATGGTGTGTTGATAATGATTAGGATTGAATTGCGACAGATCGCGAGAGAAGGGCAGTCCAGGGCACACGACCCCGTGCCACCCCGGCCCCACCCCCCCCAAGCACCCCGGGGGTACCCAAGGCCTCAAAAGCCAGTCATACCAGGGGGTTTCGAGGTTTTCCACAGGGGGAGGGGGCTATGGGGGGTAGTGGGGGCTGCGGAGGAACGTATCTCCCTTCAGAAATTTATGCCAAAATACTCCGATCAGGGACCACACTCCTCAGCGCCTCTAGGACGGCCCTCAAGGGCAGATAGGAGGGATTGCACCAAGACAGGATTACCAGCCGTTCTAGCGGCTTCCAGGGCTCTTAGGAGGCGTTCCTTGTACTCCCCAGTAGGGAGACTGTTTTCATTAGTCATGGTTGAATGCGGCTTGATAAACGTTTGGCAGGTTTCCTTTAATAAGGTCACCACAAGCTACAGCAATTCGACGATGCTCTTCCTGAGTACCGTTTCCACTGCGAAGCTTGATGTAATGGATCCAAGAACGAATAGACCCAGCCATGTAAAGCTTAGTAGGAGTATTGAGAGGAAGAATACCTCTAGCACACTCCTTAGCCACACCATAGCTAAGCATACGATCATACAGAACCTTAGTAGCATCAAAGATGTCTTCAATCTCAGCCTGAAACTCAGACTGGATCTCTTCAGGGAGGTCATTGATACTGTTCTGTCTGTTCTTGGTATCCTGTCTGCGAAGCTCAGGTACTTCAAACTCACCAAGATCAGCAACAGCATAACGCTGGCTGAACTCCTGGAAGCTAAAGCTCCTATGCCTGAGGATCTGTGGGGAGATAGCTCTAGTAGTCTCAATCTCAACTACCATATGAGCCATCTCAAACGGGCTCCAATGCCCATGCTTGATAAGGTATCTGATCAAACGATCAGCAGGGTCTCCTGGCTTAGCATCTTTGTTAGATACCCTAGCAAGATAAGCAATGAGGTCTTCAGCACCTGGTGTGACACTGATCAACCTAACACTAGCAGTCATAGTAACAGTCTAAACAGGGTGGATTGTGGCGGTATTGTATTTATGGTCTTATGGTCTACCTAGTCTTGGGTCTCCACAGCGTTTAATAGTATAGGTGTTCTTGTTGTCTCCCCCCTATAGTCCCCCCTCTTTCGAGGTTCGGGAGAAGCGAGAAAGAGGGTTACACGGAAAAAAAGAAAGACCCCCGGTATTTCTCAGGGGTCTATCTCACCGCATATCCACACAAGAGGGCACCACTCCCCTTGCTTAAAACCCTCCAATAGCCTAACTCCAGTCCCACACACGGTTTTGAGAGATCTTGACATTCCTAAAGGATCTCCCCAAAACAAGGGCATCTGTAGCTTGCTTAGGGTCATTCTCAAAGGCATTCATCATAGCCTTCCACTCCTCATTCTTTCGGAGGGCTTGAGCTTTATGAGCAGATTGAGCCAGGGCATCAACGAACCACTGTACACCTTGGGACAAGGCATCAAGTCTATCGTCATGCTTAACAGCTCCCTTCTCACGGCACATTCTGGACATTTGGTATCCAAGCATATACTCCAAGCGTTTCTCAGGAGGAGCATCAGGGTTAGAAGCGTAGTCATACTCCCATACCTTTGGGTCAATAATCAGTTTGTGTTGGTTCATCACGGGTTCGAGGGTCTCAATGATCCTCTCCTCCTTACGGACAGTAGCTCGTACCTCCTCCGTAGAGAAGCCAGCTCCCATCTGTTGGATGTGTCTGTTGAAGAGCTCACAGACCATACCGTCACCAAAGTTGGACTCAACTAGAAGGCGACTAGCTCTGTACCTCTTCCCCAGCCGTACAATGTCGGATAAGGTAGCGTCTGAGTAACCATCACGATAAGCACGAAGATCACGCACAAACACATAACCGTTGGCCTGAGAAAGAACAACAGCAACTGTTTCATCTGTACCACGTCCAGAAGGGTCCACAGAGACGATAGTCTCAGAATACTCACATACACCCTCATCGATGTACATGGGCCCGTAGAAGCGGTCTCCGGGCAGTCCTACGGGGTTTAGGGTCTTGATCATATACCTAGGATCAGCAGACCAAGCATAGCGCTCAGCACACTCTTCACCCAACGGGGTAACGATCAGGTCTTGGAACTTAAGGGGGAACTTCTCAGCATCAGACAGGCTAGTATCTAGCATGAACTGAAGCATGAAGTTAGAGCGCCCCATAGCGCTCTCCCGTTCCATCAGGTCTAGGTCAGAGAATCTAGAATCGGTGGGTGACCATTCATCCACTCCTTTCTCGATGTCTGCAACCAGCTGGGGCGCGAGAAGCCCCTCATATTTGGAGAGGTCCTTGGGATACCTCGCGGGCCAAACGAATGGCCTATAGGAGCGCTCAGCGAGCTTCCTGTAGATGGTAAATGTCGATTGCGGAGTTCCCAAGAATAGAATCCGTGAACCTTCGTCCGGGGTAAGAATGGACTCGGCTTCAGTGACCAGCTGTAGCAGCTTCTCACGCTGCATGTCAGTAGCACTGTTTGCGGGGACTTCGACATCATCAAAGATCATTAAATGGGCACGGGAACCAGTCATCTGACCGGTGATACCCACAGACTTCACAGAGGGAGCCTGGTGGGGCTTGGCTGGCCCTACGTCGAAGGAGATCCGCGACCAACGCTGATCGTCGCTCTTCGGGCCCAGAAAGTTTAGCCATGGTATGTCAATGATTAGTTTCTGGCAGAAGATCGAGAAGTTATCAGCCCGCTCCTTAGAAGCAGAGATAACCATGATCTTCTTATCGGGGTCATTAAAGAGGACCCACAGCACGAAGGCAGCGGTAATCCAGCTCTTACCAACACCTCGGAAGGCAGAGATCTGGAGACGCTTAGGTCCGTGCTGTAGGTAGTCTGCAATACAGAGTTGAGCTCTAGTTGGCTTCGGGAGGTCCAGCTCCCTCCACACTAGTGTTAGGAAGACCTTGAAGTCTTCCCTTATCTTTACCTCGAGTTCCTGCGCGTTCATTACGTCTTTCTAGTGCTTGGGTACGGACATGGGGATACTTAACTGCTACTCTGATGTATGGGTTAGTCATTAGATTTGATCGAGGATGTCTTGGGTAGGTACAGCACCGTCTTGCCCAGCCCAGATACGGGAGGGGCTATTCACAACAACCAGATAGGTATCCCACTCTTCAGGGGCAACCCCTTGGAAGTTGACATGGTGTCTGTTGTCATAGGTAGGAGGGGTCAATTCGACCCCAACCTCGTCATAGGTGCCTGGAAGCGTCTGTACGGGGCCTAACTCATCGATGGCCCAATCATGCGTGTAAGCATTTAGAACGCCCTCAGAGGCCATTCCAAGGGCCTCACAGGACGTGATGAAGGTATCCCTGTCAGGGAAGCGGTAGCAATACATAGTTTAGGTAGTAAGATCTTGAAGTTCGGTGTCAGTGAGTCGGGTGGGGTAGTAGGCGAGGCGGGCGATGGTTGAAGACGCCCCGGTATATGCTAAAGATGTTTGTCCTGCTTTGCGCAGGCTGAGATTTGTAGCAGACCCAACTATTGGAACAGTGCAAGCAGTGTCAGCCCCAGAGTTTCCAGAAGAGTGGTAGAGCTTAACGTTGTTATCTTCTAACCCAAGTGCCCACTTACCTGGTCCCCCCTGAGTCCAAGCATTGGTTACTATTAGGTCAAGTGTACCACCACCGTTGTTAGCCTTAGAGCTAATTCTAACTCCATTCACACTAAAGTTTTTAATAACAGAATATCCGTTAGTATTAGAACCTACGCTAAACATACATTCAAGACTATAATCAGTATATTCTGCGCTTGACTCATAATACCAAGTGCCAACGCCAGTATCGTTATACCAACTACTGAAGTTAGTCCCAGTAATATTTGCCAGATCTTCCGCACGGGTTACCGTTGTACCACTTGTGGGAATGTAGGAGGTTGGGAAGGTGCCTGCTTCTATTTGAGGACCCCATGCGAGGATGTCAGCAGTTTGGGAATTATTATTTCCTGTAAAATAACCAACAGCAGGGGGATCGTTACGTAAACCAAAAATAAGATTGGGACTAGAATATG